TCAGAGGTCCAGCCAGCCGCGTGCAGAGAGCTCTGTCACCACGTCATAGGCCATGAGGTTGTTCATATCGGCGGTGTCGTCATCGGGGCCGGTCACGACGACGCCGTCCGCGTAGGGCATATGCACGCCGTCGCCATTGGCGATGCTGTTGTAGACGCCGTCCTTGTAGTAGTAGGTCGTGGCTTCCGTGAGGTCGCCATCCCCCGTTCCGACATAATAGTGCCAGTCCGTCGTGCTGACCCGATCGGCCGCGTCATCCACGTAGCCCTGGAAGTTGGCCTCGTTGATGTTCGCGCGAAGGTCCGCATAGTTGTCCGCGTCATAGCCGACGATGGTCCAGAGCCCCCAGGTGCCATAGGTTTCGGAAAGATCGCCGATGCTCATTTGAAGCACGGGATCCCAGTCGGTCGGATCGAACCGAGGGCTTCGGGTCGAGTTGTACCACTTCCGCATGTTGGCATAGGTGCCGCCTTCGAAGAAATCGCCGCCTAGCATCTCTTCCAGGGCGATTTCCTCGGCCACGCGATCCGCATCGTTGAGGAACTGGGACGCTACCGTCAGCTCCATCGCCGAGCCGGTCCAGGACACGTTGCGGCTGGTCGTGTTCCCCACCACCAGAAGACGCGGCGTTCTGGACTGGATGGCGCCCAGAACGCGCAGGATCGCGGCCCGCTCTTCTGCCCGCCCGTTTGCCCAGTCCAGCACGTAGCAGAGAATGCCGGACAGATATCCGCTGTTGGCACCTTCGCCGTGCATGGTCGCCATGCTGGCCTGGTAGTGCTCGTCCAACGAGCCGTGCGCGACGACGATCCCCTCCCGGTTCACCACCCGGTTGTTGATCAGATCGTCGTACTCGACCTGGTCGATGAACGGAGGTCCCCAGCGCAGGCCATAGCTGTCGCCCATCACCATGAGCTTGTCGGAACGCTCGGGATGGACGATGCCGGGAATGCCGAACTTGCCGGGAACGCGCTCGGTCGCGACCTGATAGGACCGATCCGCACCGTCGCGGTCGGATTTGAAGTGCAACACCGGCCCCTCGAAATAAGGCGCATAGCTGTTGCCCTCGTTGACGGCCGACAGCTTGTCGACCGACCCATCCGCGCGATGCAGCCAGATATTGCGCTTCCCGTCGACCTCGTGAACGCGGGCCGTCAGGGGCTCCATCCAGTCCGCATCGAGGTCAAGGTAGTCGGCAATATTGGAATTGGTCTGCTTGCGGAGCTCCCATTCCCGCAGGGAGCCGGAGCGGCAGGTGAACTCGGAGGTGCCGGCGGCCGCCACTTCGATGATCGGGCGCTGTGCCTGTTGTTCCCAGCCGTCCTCAGTCTTCACGAGGTAATCGCCATAGGCGTAGGTCACACTGTCATAGGTGCCGGCGGCACTGACGATGTAGCTGTCGCCTTCGGCCAGGTTGTCATCGGCCGGATAGGCGGCGCTCGCCGGATCCCATTCGCCACGGTAGAACCGGGATCCGGCGGCTGGCACGACACGGAATACCACCGTGCCCCGATCATTGCCGACGACCGTTCCATCGGGGAAGATGAAGCACTGATCGGCTGTATCGAAAGCGGTCGAGGAACAGCTGGCCCCCACGAACACGACCCGGTCGCCCTCGGCGAAGTCTCCATCTGCGACCGATACCTGCCACCACCAGCCGACCTTGATCCGGTAAGCTTCGCCAGGCACGTCAACATCCCCGCCGCTGGGATCCCATTCGCCCTGGTAGTTGTTTCCGTCGAAGTCGAGCAGGGCGCGACGAAACTCCACCGTCTCCGCCAATGGATTGGTGAAGCTGAAATGGGCGACGGGAAGATCGGGCATCCGCTGGAAACAGCCCTCAACCGCGTCGGCATCCCCGTCATATCCGGACGCGTATTCGTTTTCGCCGGTCTCGGCCGTGGATACCGTGACTGTTTTGAAGCGAAGCAGCTCGCCGCGCGCATAATCGGGAGCGCTCCGGCGCCGGGCAAAGGCCTCGTCCGCGAGGGGCGTGACGGCCGGGCCGAAGACCTTGCCTTGCTGGCTGACGCCCAGAAGGCGCTTTCCCTGCGCGTCGAGCCAGGCGGCAACGAGAGAGGCAGTAGACATTACACCGGCTTGCGGCACGCCGGCACCATCCAGGAGTTCGGTGGATTTGATCGACCCGGCCCGATGCCGATGCTGCCAGGTGCCGTCGCTGAACAGGGCATTCAGGAGTTTCCCGACGGCATCGACTTCCGCCCACAAGATGCCTGGCGCCGTCGGCTCGCTCAGTGCGTAGAAGATGTTGGCAAGGGCGTCTGCGACCTGGCTGCGCACCGAAGACCCGATCCGCTCCCAGCGCGACCAGGATGCGTTCCACGAATACTGCCCGGCATTGCTCACGCTGTCGCCATTGTACCCGCTTGCGGTCGCAGCCGAATGCGTGCCCGTGTCGCCCGCATCGACCTCGGCCTGCTGACCATCCAGGGTGCCCGAGAGGGCCAACAGATCGCTCCAGGTCGCCTTCAGGATCACGCCGTAGGCGGTCGAATTCGCGACTGTCTCTTCGAAGGCAGCGAGGGCGTCGTCGATTGTCACCCCGTAGGCGTCCAGGGTGTCCTTGATGGCCCCGGTGGCCGCGAGCTGAGCCGCGTGATTGTCGAATGACTGCCGGGCCGCGTCATCGTCGGCGTTACCGATGATCTCGTCCAGGGTGGTCTTCAGGGGCAGAAGTAAGCTGGGAATTGAGCCGCCGGCCATGATGTTTCTCCTAGATCACTGTCGCGGTGTCGCCGCTGGTTGTCGGCCCGGCTGCGCCCAGGCTGTTCTGAGGTTCGAGGTAGTAGGTGTACTCGCCCGCCGGGACGCAGGATGGCGTCACCTGGAACAGGATCACGTCGTCGATGGAGGCGTCGCAGTCACTGCTCGCCGCGAACCCGAAGTCCGTGTTGCCGCTGACGGCGCCGAGCTCGATCCCTATGGTGCCGTCGGCCGAGATCGGATCGCCGCTCTGGTCGGTGCCGCCGAACAGGGTCGGGGTGAGATCGCCGGCGGTCAGACCGGACACGGTCACCTGGCCGCGATAGACGGTGCTCTCCGCCAGGCTCAGCGGTTGCAGGATCGTGTCGGCTGCGCCCGGTGTGTGGCTCGCCTCACCGGCAGCGAGTGTCCAGTTCGCATCCGCAGACCAGACGGACGCGTCGTCGAATGCGCCATTTCCCAGCAGGTTGGACCGCGTGCCGTCGCCGTCGACGTAAGTCAGCGTCGTGCCCGTCGTGACGGTGACCGGGCTGCCGACCGCGTGCTCTTCCTTGTCGAGGGTTTCGCCCGTGGGCACGCGATAGATCTGCACCCGGTCCAGCGCCTCGTCCGATCCGGTCGCGAAGGTGATCGACGCACGCCCGAGCCCGCCGGTGACGATGATAGAGCGCTCATTGAGAGCACCGGGCGTGTCCGGGTCATCGGCGCCGATCTCGACCGTCACGGCCGTCGACGGATCGCTCTCGAGCGCGATGGCACTCAGGCCGACCAGCCGGATCTGGACGCTATCGCCGGCGTTGTAGCCGTCGAGCGCCGCCCCGCCGTCCGCCGCCGGGACGTCGAACGTGGTATAGGCACCGGCTCCCTCGAGGCGATGCTCCACCCGAATATCGGTCGTCGGCGCGTCGCCCTTCGTTGCGGCGAACAGGATCTCGAGCCCGTCGGGATCCCCGGTACCGGAGAGGCCGTGAAGGACGCCCGTCAGTTTCGGCACGCCCGGCAGCAGGTCCGGCACATCCGCTTCCGAGCCGACGCGGCTGGACCAGACCGGCGGCACCTCCGCATCGATCAGATCGTCGATCTCGGGCGCGGCGGCCTTCATCCGTAGGATCGTGTTGCCGCCGTCACCGCTTTCGGTTCCGGTGACGGTCACCGCCAGACTGTCGGAGCTGAGCAGCCCGAACTGGATCAGGTCGCCCACCGCCGGCAGCGTGCCGTCGACCAGGACATTGAGCAGGGTCGTTGTCCCGGCCACTGTCTCGACCTGCCGCACCTCCGAAGTTCCGATTGTGTCCTCCGCGTCGGCGAACACCCGGAACCGGATCGCGTAATCGGTGCCGGCCTCCATCTCGACCTCTTCGTCGATCTCGACGAGGGTGCCGGTAACCTTCAGGACCCGGCCGGCCTTCTGCACATCCGACAAAAGATCGATCGACGCCATCAGGAGGTCGCCACGGGTCGCCACCAGCGCGCGCCCGTCCTGGCTCGCGGTGAAGTCGTCGGGCCGTAGCAGGATCTCGAGTTGGCGGCGGCGCGCCTCGGTCCAGACCTCGTCCGGATCGGTCTTGCCGGGGAGGTCCAGCGCCTCGGTCACGGTGATGTCGCCGTCATAGCCCGGCCAGCGCACGAGGCGCTCCGCCGGCTCGTAATCGTTGGTCTCGTCGGCAAATGCCACGCGGAAGGCATGCGGCGGATCGAAATACGGTCGCCGCCAGGTGACGCCCGAGGAGTTGCGCGGGCTGATATGATCCACGACCAGCGACTGCGGCCGGTCAATGATCACACCCCATTTCAGGCCGTCATGCCGGCGCGACGCGCGGCCGGCCGAGCAGATCCGAGGCAGCATCTCGCCCAGGGTCTCATCGTAGTCGTGGACCCGGTCGTATTTCAGGCCCTTGTCGTCGCAGAACTCGTACCAGTCCGCGATCTCGTCGAGGTCGAGGGCGCTGTTGGCTTCCGAGAAGGGGTTGGCGTCCGACTGAAGCGCAGTGCGGTAGGCACTTGCGGGATTGCGGGTCAGGCCCGTGGACCAGCTGTCTCCGTCCCAGACCGGGCCGTAGCGCTGCGCGACGCAGTTCACGGTCTCAAGGGTGCCAGAGAGCTGGTAGGTCGCCTTGATACGCAGCGCGATGAGGGCCAGCGGCTTGTCGATGTTCAGCGGATACTCGGGACGGTGCGACTGCAGCGCCGCAAAGAACACCCGGTTGCTGACCCGCGTCGACAGCTCCTCGTCGGTCATCCGTGTGATCTCGATTTCCCAGCGGCCACGGGACGGAAGCGTCCAGGTGTATTGCCGGTAGTGCTGCTCGCGCTTGCGGTTCCTGAAGTTCAGCGTCTTGACGGTGGTCCAGGTCGAGGCCCCCTCGGCCCGCTGGCGGATGCGCACGCTAACGTTTGAGCTTTCAACATCGCCGTCGTCACTGACAGAGTAGAGCCCCTGCGGAAACGAGAAGATGATGGACGCGCGTTGGGCATCCGAAGCCGACCAGCGGATCACCGGTGTTGCGATCGTCGCCTCTTCCGTCTGTGCATTGCCGGCGTCGTCGCGTGGGTACGGACGGACGAGCTCGACGTTCTCGGGCCGCTCGATCACCTGGTGCGGATAGAGGGTCACCGGATCGTCGCTGCTCCGGCCCTCGCGGATCTCCACCTCGACCTCGTCGAAATCGGTAATCGGCGTATCGCCGATCCGGATGTCGGAGATGTCGAGCCGGCCATAGCCGCAGGTGAACAAGGCCCGGATGTACTGATCGTTGCCGACGATCTCGGTATAGGACGGCGCGGCAAAGGGCGGCGCATAGCGATGCCGCCCGAACACGAGAGGCACCGGCCGGCCAGGGCGGAGCTCATTGCGCCAGCCGCTGATCTGGTAGGTCGGTCGCCGCCTCTCCTCGGCCTCATCGGGCGATGGCCGCCCGATCAGGGAGCTGATCAGCAGACTGACCGCGAGGGTCAGGCCCGCCGTGATCAGGCCGGCGACCACACCTTGCAGGGCGCCGGCCGTGGGCACGATGGCCGCCGCCCAGGTCTGGGCAAGGGTGCTGGCCGCCTGGGCGAAGACGGAAAGGAGCGCCGTCAGGGTGCCGGGATCTCCGGGCCGGAGGCGGATCACCACATGAACGCCGGCATTCGGGCGGACGCGGTGCCAGAGCCTGCGATCGATGGGCATGACGCCTTTCGACGTGACCAGCGCCACTCGCACCTCGTCCCAGTGGTCTTCGGGCAGGAACGGGAACACCAGCCGGACCGCCTCCGCCAGGGTGGTCTCTTCGGTAATGGTCGCGGTTCTCCGGGCAGCGCCGGGGTCGAAGACCGGAGCACCGGTGACGGGGATCAGCGCGCCGGTCACCGGTCCGCTCCCGCGCATTCAACATGGCGGTAAACACCCTTCAAACGGTGCTTCCAGGACGGGTCCGTCAGCCGGGCAATCTGCGCCTGGCCGTCCATGTGCAGCATGTGCCGGGGATCCACTGCGAGGCCGATATGACTGCGGGACCGGCCGCGCCGGAACACGAGCACATCGAACGGCCGGACCTCCGACGCCCCGGCGATCGGTTCCCACACCCCGCCGGTTTCCTCATGCCGGACCAGCGCCTCGACCTCGGCCCGCTCTTCCTCGCTGGCGCCCGAGCCGTCGTAGTGCGGCAGCCCGATACCCAGCTCGGCCTGGTAGACGCGGCAAACCAGTCCCCAACAATGCAGCTCGGACCGGGGCAGGCCCAGATATCGGGCGGACCAGTTCATGCGTACATTCCAGGAAACCGCGCCTTGCTGAAACTGTCCGTCGGGACGCTCTCTTCTTCGACCGGATCGCGGGTGATCACGAGGCGGTAGTCAGAGGCGTCGCCGGAGCTTTCGATGAGCTTCAGCCCCCGCAGTTCGTCCTCGATCTCGTCGGGCGACGAAGCCAGCACGACGGCGATGTCCACCGTCGCGCGGTCGGTGAAGCTGCGGAGGGTTTTGGCGATCTCCACCGACAGGTTCGACAGGATCAGCTCGATCGTGCCGCCACCCTCCTCCGTGTCGTCTGGCAGGCCGGCCGATGCGACGGTGAAGAGATACGGTTCGGTCTCGGGATCGGCCCCGAGCCAGCTCGAACGGGTGCCGTAGAGCAGGGGCTCGGTGCTGATCCGCTCGGTCGGATCGGTCGAGACGCGCAGAGGTGCGTCGAGATTGTCATGGTCGAAGGAGAACAGCATCACCTCGACCTCGTCGGTGCTCTGCGCGTCCCGCGCGGCCCTGGCATTGAGCGAGAGCACTCTCATGGCATGACCGCCAGCGTGAAGGCGTAGCGGAAGCGGTTGCCGCCGGGGATCGTCTCGGCGGGCATGTCGGCAAAGAGGCAGAGCCAGGTAGTGGAGAGAACGATGGGCGTTCCGTCGGCGGTCACAATAGGCGTCCCGTCGGCGGTCCCGATCGGCCAGCCGTCCGTGGTCGGATCGGGGATCGTGAAGGGAAGCGTTCCTTTCTTGATTGTCTCCTCGAAAAAGACGTCGAAGTAAGCCTTCTCGGACCGGCTGATGTCGATCGTCATCTGCACGAAGCGGGCCACGCTGGAGTAGCGTTTCCTGAAGCCCGGCGGTCCGGTCTCGGCGGAGCGGCCCTGCCGGCCGTCCTGCAGCTGTGCCTGATGGCCGCTCCGCATCGGGCGGGGAAGCATGGAAGGCCAGGACGCCACTGTCATCGCCGCGTCCCGCGCTGGCGCACACCGAACGTGTTCTGCAGTGTCTGACGACCGCCGGCACCGCGCTCGGCCAGTGCGCGGCCGACCTGATCGGCGAAGACAAGCCGGAAGGCCCGTTGCCCGTCTCTCTCGCCAAGGTCCTGGACGTCGCCCTGTATCGGCGTGGACCCCTGGTTGTCGATGTAGAACTGCGGCCGGAACAGCACGCCGCCGGAAGCCCCCGCGCCGGCGGATGAAGGAGGGGGCGGTACCGCGAAGCCACCGGACGCCAGACCCCGGATCTCCTGCCCCGAATTGATCAGCTCGAGCAGGTCCCGGTGGCGCGCTGCCGCGTGGGCATTCACGACGAACTCGCCGTTCGACAGCATGCGCGGCACCTCGTCGGACGTCCCGGTGCCTGGGCCGAAGACCGGGCCGCCGGCGGCCTGACCGGGGACGCCGAAGATCATGCCCAGAAGCCCGCCACTGTCTTCGGTGCCGAACGCACCGGCCAGCGACCCCGAACCCAGCAGGGCGGCCTCGAAAGCCGCATCCGCGATGGACAGCGCCACCTGGTCCAGGACGTCGATCAGCGTCTCGCCCTCGAAGGTCAGGCCGTGCAGACCGTCATAGAGTGTCCGGGAGAAAAGCTCCGCCTTCTCGGTGGCGGCCGAGAGCGCATCCTCCTCGTCGATGCGCGTGCGGATCAGATCCTCGATCTGGTCGCGCTCAGCCGTCGTGGCTGCCTTCAGCGTCTCGCGGTTGCGCAGCATCTCCTTCTGGACCGGATCGATCTCGCGGAGAATGTCGAGCTCGGTGGTGAGGCTTTCGATCAGGTCCTCGACGGCCTCGCGTTCGGCCGCCGCCTGCCGCGCGCCGGATTTGTCCTCCTTCCAGGCGTCGAGGAAGGCGGTGCCCTCCTGGTTGTTCCAGTCGTAGAAAGTGCCGCCGAACGACCGGGGATCCCCGCCCCGGCCCGGTGTCAACGTCTCGCCCTCCGTCCCCTGTGGCCCCAGCGCGGCGATCCGTTGCGCGGTGGCGAGAGAGATTCCGAGGTTCTCCGCCAGGAGGCGTGCCCGGTCGGCCGCAGCGCCAATGCCCGAGGCGATGTCTTCCACGGCCAGACGGTGTGTCTCCTCGGCCGCCTCACGCATTTCCTCCTTATGTTGCCTCGCAATCGGAAGTGCCTCGATCTCTTCCAGCTTGGCACGGAGTACTGCATCGGCGCGGAGCTCGGCGACCTCGGCACTGTCGGCGCCGTATTTGAGGATGGCCTGCGCGATCTCGTTCTGCTCGCGCATGTTGGTCAGCATGTCGTCGGCGGCGACCAGTTCCTCAACCCGGGCGCTGACCACGTCGCTGACCGATTTCGCGATATCCTTGCCAAGCTCGAGGAGGGCGGCACCCGTGGCACCGGCCGCACCCTGCGCCCGGCGCAGCCGGTCCTCGACCAGCACGGTCTGATCGTATAGCTCGCGCTGCTCGGTGGTGAGACCGCCGGTTGCCTCGGCCGCCGCCAGGAGATTGGTCTGGAACGCCTCCAGCGCCTGGATCTGGCCGTCGAGATCCTCGGCGTCCCCGACGGACTGCAGATCTCCGAGCAGCCCTTCGGCCACCGGCGCGCGGCCTGTGCGGGACCACCGCCGCGTCCCGGTCTCGCCGGTGAAGGCCGCGAGCTGCCGCAGGTCCAGCGTGGACACCAGCCGCTCCGAGGCCGCATTGGCGCGCCCGACCAGCTCGTCGAACCCGATATCCCGCAGATCCCGCAGCAACCGCGCGATCTCCGGCGAGATCGAGCCGAACTCCTCCCGGATCTCGGCGGCGGACAGCGTCGCCCGGCTACGGACATTGTCGATCGCGTCGTCGAGATCGTCGAGGATGTCCTCGAGCGTCTTCGCCTCCTCTCCGGCCGAGGTGAGCCACTGGAACATCGCGGCGCCGGCGGCGATGGAGCCGATGGTGATCAGGTTGATGGGCGACAGGAGCGACAGGAAGGCGCTCCCCAGCGCCCTCACCGCGCCACCCGCGCCCAGGGGGCCGAGGACCTGGGTGATCTGGCTGCCCTGCTGCAGGGCGAGCTGCAGCGGGTTCTGGCCGGCCGCCAGCATCACGCCGACGTCATTGAACTGCGCTGTCAGGTTCGCGACGCCACCTGCCGCCAGCGTGGTCTGCGTGGTGCCCTCGCGCATTCCGGCCGCCCAGGCGCGGGCCGAGGTAGCCATGCCGGTCAGTCCCGTGCGCGTGCGGGCCAGGGCATTCGAGAACCGGCCCTGGCTGCGCGTTGCCTCGTCGCCCGCCCGGCCGAGGCCGCGAACCGTCGCCGATGTCTTGTCGACGTCTGCGCGCGCCGCCTGGCCGCCCACAGCCTGGAGCAGCATGCTGACACTGAAGGTCATGAGTGCCTCCGGTTAAGTCCCTCGAGTGCGCCCTGCTCGATGTCCTGGAGGTCGCGCCAGATACTCGGGCTCGTCTCGATGCCGGCGCGGTCGAGCGAGACCGATGCCGCGCTGTAGTCGAGCCCGATGTAGATCACGCCGCCCATGCCGACCCCGACAACGTTCCATTGCGAACAGACGGCCAGGAAGGCCTGAAATGCCGGCAGGTGCTGCTCCCAGAGGCCATCATCAGCCACGGGCACAAGCCAGCTCTCGTCGAGCTCGATGCCCCAGAGTTTTGCATCGGAGGCGGCTCCATCGTCCTCACGCCGGGCCGCGAACGCGCCCGTTGCCCAGGCGCGACCGGCCCATCTCAGTTTCCCCGGCGTACACCCTTCACACCGGCCATGCCTTCGCCATAGACGCGCATCACGGCGATGCGGACGCAGGCCTGCGAGATGATCAGCTCAAAGAGCGGGTCGTCTGGACCAACCTCGGGAACACCCGTCCCCGTCTCCGGGTCCTCGACGTCGCTGAAACACGCCACGACCTCGCGCAGCCACCGTTTCTGGGCCTCGATATCGTGCCGGGTGCCGCTGAGCTTCTCGACCGCCTCGTCCTCGGGCATGCCGCGAAAGGTGGTCTGCAGAACCTGGACGGTCTCGTCGGGCATGGTGACCTCGACCGGACGGGTGAACTCGGGACGGGTGACGATCTTGAAGGTCATTGGCTGCTCCGGAGGGCGTTAGGGTGTCAGGTGAGGGCGAGGGTCCACTGGTCGTTGCCGGAGGCCGGCAGCGCCGAAAACCTCAGCGGCCACTCGACCAGGTTCTGGCGGTTCTCCAGCCCCTCCTGCCGCATGACCTGGCAGGTGGGCGCGTTCAGTGTCGCGATCTTCCCAGCCACCGTTCCGTGCACGATCTCCACCGCGACCTCGGTCTGTGCCTCGGCGAGCGAGTAGGGATCGAGCGTGGTCACCGGCACCGCCTGGATCGTGGCCCGGATCATGTCCTTCTTGTCGGTGATGATGATGCTCTCATCGCCGATCAGGAACCGGTTCTCTACCTGGTTGGCGAGATCGAGCTGGAACGAGCGCAGCACGTGTTCGGTCGCGTCGATGGTGAAGCTCGGCGTGTTCGAATTGGTCGCCACACTTGGCTTCTGGAAGGCCGTCAGATCCGGCGTGGCCTGCGCGACCTCGGTCGCCGGGCTGTAGAGACCAGTGAACGTAAACTCGATATAGGGAATGCCCTGGGCATCGATCATCATGATCGCGTTGCCTCGGGTGCCGAGCATCCGGTAGCGCGTGGCGGAGACCCAGATGTAGATCACTACACTCTCGTGGCCGTCCGAAATCGGATTATAGGTCACGGACGTGTCGGCGACGATCGTCTCGGCGCAGGCGCAGGCTCGCAGGAGCGGTCCCCAGGCCGGTGCGACCCCCGCTGTGCCGGCGGTCTGCAGCTCGACCCGGAACTTGAGCTGGCGATGCAGCTCCGATGGGATCATCGCGCTTGGCCCGAGAAAAGGCGTCTCGAGATCCCGATCGATGTCGTTGCCGAGCATTGGCGACAGCTCGACCTGCGTGGCCAGTATGGCATTCGCGGCGCCGGTGGGTGTGGAATCAGTCCCATACTCGCTCTCGATCTTCGCGAGCAGGACCTTCGAGCGCCACTTTAGCGGTTCGGCCATGGATCAGCCCTCCTTCTTCTTTGCGGCGGCGGCCCTGTCGGCGGCGGCTTTGGCCTCCGCCGACTTCCGCTCGGCGCGGCTCTGCGCCGGCTTCGTCGCCGCAACCTGGGTGAGCTTTCCGCTCTTGGTGTCGCGGGTGTAGCTGCCGCCCGCGCCGGGAAGTTTCTGGGTCATGAGGCAATCCTCAGCTGGTCGGTGATTGCGAAGTCGATCTGAAAGACCATCAGACCGCTTGCGACGTTGATCATGGCACCCCGCAGGAGCGTGAAGACGCCAACCTCGTCGGCCGGCGCCCAGCCGCAGATCGCGCCGATCACGGCGTTGATCAGCGTCTCGATATCGCCGAGATGCCGGCCGCCGGTCTGGTCATGCGCCCGGACGTAAAGCAGCACCCCGACGACGTTGTCGTAGGCTTGCATGTAGAAGCCCGTGGCCGCCTCGGCCGCGCCGCCGCGAAACCCCAGCGGCACGACATGCGCCGCCGGCGTCACCTGCGGCAACGCGTTATTCCGCTGCAACTCGGCGAACGCCGCGACAGGTTGCGTCCGGCCGTTCAGCGCCGCCACCTGGGCCTCGATCCGGGCCACGACCGCGTCGATCATCAGATGAAGCCCTTGAGGTTGGCTTCCGTAAACGGCCGCTCGCGATCGGTGATCCGCGCTCCCGAGCTGCCGGACAGGCCCGGCTCGACGCCGGCCACGTCGAGCTTGACGATGCCCTTGGCGATGTCCTTCAGGGTCGAGATCGCGTCGTTGTAGTCCTTCTCGATCTTCTCGGACGCGCTGTTCGTGTGCAGCTTGTAGATCGCGATCGCCTGGGCGAGATCCACGACCAGGTTCGGGGTCTCCGCCAGCGGCAGCGCGTACCGGCTGGCCAGATAGCCGTCGATCATCGCGTCCGTGTCGGCCAGGGCGCGCGTCACCACGTCCTCGTCGATCTCGCCCGTCGCGGTCGTAGCCCGGTCGGTCAGGGTGATCAGCAGGCGGTCGCCAAAGCGATCCTTCAGTTGGTCGAGGGTTGCGTAGGACATGTTCGCGCCTTCGGTGTTAGTGGGAGCCGCGCCGCCGGCATCCCGCCGGGGAGGTTCTGAGTGTGCCGGGGCATGGGGGCGTTACGCCCCGGCACGGGGCTCCCCTTTACGGGGTGCTTGAACGGCCCTTTAACGGCCGCTTCTCACTGCCCGGTCTCGTTGCCCGGTCCCGGTTTCGTCGCCGCCTTGACGGCCCACACCGCCGCCTCTTCCGCCGCCGTCATCGCCAGCGCCTTCAGACGTGCGATCTCTCCAGCCGGCGGATGGGGCGGCTTGTCGCCCGCCGGGATCTCCCCGATCAGGTCGATCAGCGCGGCGGCCTTGGCCTTGATCCGGTCGACGAGCTCATCGCCCGTCGGATTGAAGCCCGTGCCGACCCGATACTCGCCCAGCGTCTGCATCAATCGGCCTCCGCCTCGACGGTCTCCACCGTGAGTTTCGGGTCGCCGATCAGCATCCGCTTTTCGTCCTCGCTCAGCTCCTCGAGCGGGATATCGACGGCCTCACGGGTGAAGTGCCGGCCAGCGCGCCAGCGGCCCTTTTTCGGACCAATGACCCGCACTACGAGACCGGAGGGCGGGAGTGGGGATCCGCCGGATTGCGGATCCCCGTCCTCGCTGGTCGGGGGGGCATCGCTGGGGGTCGGCGGCGTTACTTCCGCCGGCTGCGGTTCTTTTGGCGCCTCCGTATCGGGGACCGACGTCGGGGCGGTCTCGGTGGACGCCTCCGGCGCGCCTGCGGGGGCAAGCTCGGCGCCCGTGCCGTCGGCCGGCGGCTGATCGGCGGTCTGCCGTTCGGCCTCGGCCGCCTCGACGCGCTCGCGGAGCTTGGCGTCGCCGAGGTTCCAGGGGAACTCCAGCTCCACCGCCTCGGCGCGCGCCTCGAGATCCTGCCGCTCTTTGGACTTGTCGGTCACAACAGCCTCCGTCAGTCGAGCCAGGGACAGACGAGCAGTTCGGCCGTGTCCTTCCAGACGTTGGTGGCGCCGGCCGCGTTGCGCTCGGAATTGAGCAACTCGCGGCCCGCCGCCTCGTTTGACGGCCCGACGACCAGGAGGTTCGGCATCAAACCCATCGGATGACCATAGTCGGACCTCATGCTGGTCAGGGACTGACGCGCGAGCTTGTAGGTGTCGGCATCGAGATCCTGCTTGGATCCCCAGGCCATCTGCCAGAACGCATAGGCCACAGCTCCGCGCCACTCGGACCCGTAGAGGAACAGCTTGTTCAGGAAGACGTCCCGGTCGGTTGGCTGGTCCAGCGCGACAAACTGCGCTGCCTCCCGCACCTGCAACAGGATCGGCATCACGACCTCGTTCGTGCAGAGCAGGAACCAGGGGTTGCCGGCACCTCCGTCAGTGTTCGCGACGGTCGTTTCCTCACCATCCTCGTCCAGAACGGGGTGGTCGGTGTCGAAGAACGGCTGCCCGTCGTAGCACTCGTCCGTGAAGCCGGCCTTCAGCGCTTCCCAGACCAGCAGCTCGGGATGACGCGCGGCGCTTCGCCCCATCAGTTCGAACCGTTTGGAATACTGACCGACGGTATCGTCCTTGATGTGGTTGCGGTTGACGCCGAGGGTTTCTTCCCAGTCGCGGTTTTTGACCCGGTAGTCGTGTTCCTCCAGGTTCCGCACGACGCGTTCGCCGAGCCACTCCCGCATTCCTGGCAACTCGCCGAGCCAGCCATAGAGGTTTTCGCTTGTGGTGGAAGGCACGACCTCGGCGACCTTGTCGCGCATGGTCGGCACCTTGTCGAAGGCGCCTTGGAAGCTGGTCTTGAAACCGAGCCGGAGGGCGTCAAGGTTGGGGGTTGTGAGTTCCATCAGTCAGTTCTCCGTAGGGACCGATTACGCCACAGCGGCGACGGCGGCGGCGGTGAGTGCTTCGTCGAAGCGGACCCAGACACCAGCTTCGTCAACGTCGTGAACGACGCCGGCGGCTGAGCGTGTCGCGGTGCCGTCGGTCTTGGCGACGGTCTGATCGTCAACCGCGTAGCAGAGGGCACCGATATCGGCCTGGGTGATCTCGTCGGTCGAGGTCGAGTTGGCGAAGCGGAAGATGCCGACCCGGTACGAAGCACTCAGGTCGCCGGCCGAACCATCGGAGTTGTCGACTTGCTCCTCCGCGCGGCCGACGCCGACGAGGCCCGTGGCTGTCTGACCCTCAACCAGGTAGCCTGCGGCGTTGCGCATCAGAAACGCGCCGGCATAGATCAGGGTGGAGGCCGCGACCAGGCCGACGCGATTATCACCGATGGCCTGGAGCGTGTTGCGATTTTTGGTGAGTGCGGTCATCAGAGCGCCTCCTCTTGGGCTGCACGCTCAGCGGAGAGCGTTGCTGCGTAGGCTTCCTCGGTATGGCCAAGCATTCGGGCCGCCTGACGATGCTCGGCCGACAGAGCTGCCTTTCCGTTCTTGTCCGGCTTGGCCTGCGTGATGATGTGACCGCCGCCTCCAAGGATCGGCAGCGCTTCGAGCTCGGTCTTCACCTCGTCGGGCGCTTTCATAAAGCGCTCGATGTAGTGGTCGCGCAGCGGCTTGACCCCGACGCGGCCGCGTTTGATCTCAGCGTCGACGTAAGCCTCGGCCGCAGTGCGGCCGGTGCTCTCGGTCAGCGTATTGAGCTGGGTCGCGAGCTCGGTGACCTGGGCGCGGAGAGCAACGACGACCTCTATCTGATCGCCCGCTGCAACGGCCTTGGCCGCAGACAGGATCGCCTGGTGATCGCTGCCCTTGACGCCCAGCGCCTCGGCGATCTCGGTGATCTGGGCGGACATGGCTTCTGTCTTGTCCTCGCCCATCGACTGGCCAGCCTCGATCAGGTTCTCGATCCTGGCCAGAACAGCCTCTTCGCCAGCTGCGGCTTCCATGCCAGTCAGCTTGGCCAGTTTCTCCATCAGGCCCATGTTCCGGTTCTCCATGAATAGGCCAGCCATCTCGGCCAGCGCGGGGGTGTTGGTGAGCGCGACGCTCGAGATGTGGGTAATGCGGCCGTTCTTTTCGGCAGTGAGGCCGACGACCGGGGACAGCTTGCGGTAGGCTCGACCTTCGACCAGCTCGCGGCCGACCTCGGTCCAGTCCACTTTCCCCCAGATGCCGTCCGACCGCGCTTCCATGGCCGTGATCCAGCCGCGTGCCGGGGAAGGCCGCCCATCCTCGGCTGCCGTTACCAGGGCGTGGTTCTCGTCGACGGGGATCTGGTCGAGACGTGCGAAGGAAGCCGCGATCACCGCCGCGGGATCGATCAGTTCAAACGGGCCACGGCTGTCTCCGGTGACTGTCTGCACCTGCGGTCCTGCCGGAAGCAGCTGGATCCAATCGGGAGCGCCCTGCTGCTTGGGCAGGGTCTGCACCGCCAGTGCGGCTGACATATGAAGGGCTCTTGCCATGAGGAGACAATCGCCGGGCATCAGATACGAAAACACCCGCACGGGTGTGCGGGTGTGTCGGGTGCTCTAGCTGCGTCTCAGGCTGACGTGATCGACCGGTTCGGTCAATCCCCGCCGTTGGCTCCGCTCAGATAGCCTTCGATGATCAAGGTAAGGGCGCTGCGATCCCCTTCGGAGATCCCGAGGAAAGGACGGGCCGGGATATCACCCCAGGGAATGGGCGACCCCTTCGACGTCGTGCCGAACTGTCCCTTGGCAGCGCCGAACTGATCCACGGCCGCATAGATCAGGCTAGAGCCAATCTCGACTGAGTTTGGCCCGGCCTGCCAGTGGATCTCGGAGCTCAGACGGCCGGAGGGACCGAACAGGGGCCGGAAATCCACGCGTGCGTTCGCGGTCTTCCCTTCTCTGCGGCGGTAGGCGTCGATGGTTGCTTGGGATTTCGGCGCCCAAGGCGTTCCGTCGGGCGCCCTGCCCTCCGGAAACCGATCCTCGGTGCTGTTCACCAGGGCCTCGCCGAGATCCTGCATCAGGGGGGTTAGATCGGTCAGCCTGGCCGCGATCCGGCTCAGGGCGGCGGCAACCTCCTCATCTGTGACTTCGACGCGGATCATGCCGGAAACCCGTTGCTTCGGATCTCAGCCATCGGCTCGCTCCAGTTCCTTCCGGACAGCACGTTCCAAGACTTCGGCCAGCTCCGGCGGCAGGTTTTCCTTCTTCCCGGTGACGAAGGCGATCAGGGCGTCGGTTACGCTCGCGCCAGGCGCATAGGCCCAGCCTTTGTCGATCCCCGCCGGCGCTCCGGTCTTCGGAAGAGCCTTGTCCCAGCCTTCGCCCAGCTCGACGTCGGGATCGCCGCCGAGACGGCGCGCCGCCGCCATCGAGCGGGCGCCGCGAACCCGGCACGAACAGCCCCAGCCATTGGGAGGGAAGTGAGTAGCCCAGAATGGATGGTCCGCCGGCAGGATCAGCCCGTCCCAGGCGAGGTGCTGCAGCCGAGGCTCGAGGCTTCCGCCATGCCGATAGACCCAGTACCGATATCCCGCCTCCCGCAGCTGGGAGTAGCGGCCCGCCATGAAGGAAGTCCGGGCGTTGGTTCGATAGATGACGCGGGTGCGCCAGGCTTCGCCGGCCTTCGTCCCCTCGCCCGTCCATCCATGCCAGCCGTTGCGTTCGACGATCTCCCGGAACTCGGCCCGGAAAGCCTCGAGCCCCTTGCCCTCCGATATGGCCCCCTCGACCGCGTCCGCGAGATCCTTCAGGAGATCCGCCTTCATCGCACCGGCGACCGTGAATGCGCGATCATGTGACGCCTGCCATAGATCCGTCCAGCGGGCGGTCGGCACGAGATTGCCCAGCCGCAGGCGCAGCGCCGCGATCTGCTCGGGGAAAGGTTTGCGGAAGACGTTTGCGAGCGGCTCAGCCATGCCGATCGTCGATGCACTCGAACCGGCCGTCGAAGAACTCCTCGGCCGAGCGGCACCAGGGCGTGCCGGCCAGCGACGACGAATAGATGACAGCCGGCTCCAGTGTCGCCTCCAGAATGACGTGTCCGTGAACCATGTAGCGCCCGCCGGACTTCAGGTGCCGCCAGAGCGATCCCGGTGGAGCTTTCCGATCGTTCAGATCCAGTGCCGCAATCGCCTTATCGAGGGCGGCGGTGTCCTTGCCCATCATCCGTCCTCCTCTGCCACCTCTGCGATGCCTCCCAGCGTTGCGGCGGCGAAGGCTTCGGCCAGGGTTTCGACAAGTGCGCTGTCGTCTAGATCGGGATAGGACGAGAGCCACATCTCGCGCAGCTCCTCCATCGACCCGGCCGCCTCCATCATCTCCTCCAGATGCGCGATCATGGCCGCCACGACGGGCGTGGCGATGGATGTGATCAAATCCGCCTGTTCGGCCGGATCAAAAGACCCCTCAAAAACGGCCGTAGAGCGGCGCTGGGTGCTGAGCAGTGTCTCCGGGCGTGGAACCCCCCTGACCCGTTTAAAAACGCCGGAAAAGTGTTTAATAGACGAATTCCGGTCCGTACCGTCCCCTTCGGCGCCGCCGGAAGGGCCTACAGAGAGGATTTCCTCGTCCGGACCGGGCTTCGAGAGCCCGAATTTCCCCCGGATTTCATCCTGGCCGACCTTCAAGCCGCGTGCCACGAGTTTGTCGACGCTGTCAGCCAGGAGCTGGAGGTCTTCCTGCTCGGGTCGGGCAATGACGATCCGGGGATAGGCCGGCTGCGGACCCCACTCCAGCTGGACCCACGGCCGGACCAGGTCCCGGTTCAGGATCGCCGACAGTGCCTTGGCATCTGCGCGTTCGATATCCTCCTGAACTTCACGATGTTCCTTGCCGGAGCCGAGACCGCCGGTTTCCGCGTCCGTCGTGGCAGTCTGTCCCAGCACGGCTTTCGACATCTGCTTGTCGAGCCAGTCCGCGCGCTTCTCGTAGAGGTCGCTAGACGACGCGACATTGGCCGCTTCCACAAAGTCGATCGACATGCTCTCCGGGATGATCGCGGCACAATCGCCGGCGATGTTTGCAACTGCTGTGAACAGGGTGTCCCGGTCGGTTTCGCTGGCGCCCGGTCCGTATTTTCCCACCCGGAGCGGTTGCCCATAAGTCTGCGTGAAAATCGCCCAGTCCCGCTGCGTATAGGCTTTGAACATCCATGCCCAAGCGGCGACGCGGGCCAGACCGGACCGCAACGGCAGGCCGGACTTCGCGGCGATCCGCGCGTCGATGAACTTGAACGCCGGCAGTGGCTGCTCTTGCCCGGTCTCGTCCAGGAGGACAGGCGTTGTGAGGTCGGCTCGGTCGAACCGGAACCAGCGCTGATCCCGCCGGACCAGCTCCTGCGGCTGCCACTGGCCCATGGACGTGTCCCAGACGATCTCGGTGAAGGAATATCCCTTGCCGATGGCATCCAGGATATCGAAGAGCTCGAAGGCAAGTTCGTCGCGATCCAGCCAGTCCTCGACAGCTGTGGCTATCTCAGCCGACCGCTTATCATCGCCACCAGGAACGACGGTGATGTCAATCTGGCTTACCGAGCGCTTCCGGGTGGCGAGGACACCTAGGTAGTGCAGATCCCGTTCTTCGAGGACTTCGGCCAGTTCGAGGTACCGAACCGGATCGCCTTTATCGGCCGACCGCAAGATGCTGGCCAGGCGAACCGGATCCAGGCCATCGGCCGGCCGTCCCGAGATGGGGGAGCGGACACCGCCGATGGTCGGCGCAGCGACCTCCCTAGTCAGCTCAGCCCGGCGGAGAGGATTGCCCCAGCGGTCGTAAAGCGTGGGTTTACCTGCCATTCAAGGGGCTCCCTTGCTTGGTGTTGCTTCCACCGACCTCAAAGTCGAAGTTGCTAATCAGGAGCTCATTGACGGCCTTCACGGATCTGGCTGCGGCAGAGTACGTCGTTTCGACTTCTTGGATTGATGCCCAGGAAAACGCCGCGCGGATCTCTGGCGCATCATTGATTGAAAGCAGGAAGTTTCCCTTCAGCGCCTGCAGCAACTCGGCTAGTCGCTCGAAGTCTGCCCTCTCAAATACGCCGTGCCCGTAGTCGGCCTCGTGACCGAAGTACGGCGGGTCGAGGTAGAACAGGACCGACGGCCGGTCGACCCGGCTGATGAACTCGGCAAAGTCCATGCAAGTCACCGTGACGCCGGCCAGGCGCTCATGCAGAGCCTCCAGATCCGGCTCGAGCGTAGTCAGGTTGAACCGGGCGGGCCGATCCGTCGCAAGGCCAAACGTCCTGCCGGTCACCTTGCCGCCAAAGCTGACCCGTTGCAGGTAGAGGAACCGGGCTGCGCGCTGCAGGTCGGTCAACGTGGTAGGGTCAACGGAGAGCAGACGCTCGAAGCCGGCCTGCGTGGTGATCTGAAACCGGAGCAGGTCGAGAAAGGCGACGTAGTGCTCCTGGAGGATGCGAAACAGATTGTAGACTTCGCGGGAACGGTCGTTGATCATCTCGGCCCTGGCGCGGTGGCGCCGCCGCAGGAACACACCTCCCATGCCTACGAAAGGCTCGGCATAGGTGCGATGGTCGTGCGCGTCGATAATTCGGCAGAGACGGCCGGCGAGAACCTTCTTTCCGCCGAGGTAGGGTGCGACGGGCTTTGCTGTGTTCTGATGTTGGGTTGGCATTGGATAGCGAATCACTCTCAGGTGGCCGGCGGGGCGGCCATGAGTAGCGTCTGGTCGGCGGGGCGCGCTCGAAGTGGCCCCGTGTCGGGAGCTGTTGGCGCAGCTCCTGGCCCCCGCTGCTGCGGCGACGGTCATAGTATTCCCCCTCTAATCCGGGCGCCCAGAGGTCCCGACCACCATCCGCGACGGGGACGATCCCTGTCCTCCGGCGGCCGGTCGGTCATTCGACCCGGGACCGGCTGCCGTTCGGGCTGGACGGAGCGATATCCGTACTCGACCCAGCGCATACGGCTGGCGAAGTGCGCCAATGCCAAGGCAATGATCCAGTCGCCGTGACGCTTCTTGCCCTTCTCGCCCTCGCGTATCGGCGGCACTCTCGGAATGCCCCGGATCAGCTTGACCGAACGCGCATCCGACACGTGTTCCGCGTCACGGATCAGGGACAGGGCATCATCCTCGAAAGCCACCTTCAGCGGCGGCATGTGCTCGCGGTACCAGTTCTCGGAGAATTTCACCGCCCAGACGATGCCAGGTCCATCCTCGGCCTCCCGCACACCGAATTCCCTGCCCATGTCTTCCGCTACGATCCACCCCATGCCCGTTGCATCGAAGGCAGCGCCAACAAGGCGCTCTCTGAGCTGCGACAGGATCCGCCTGACGATCATCTTCTGCTCGTCGCCAGGGACATTGCGCATCTCGATTGAGAGCCGCTCGGACCGTCGGAGGCGCTCTTCGATGGCCAGTACGCTGACTGTCGAGAGATCGGAAACCCGGCCAAAATCGAAGCCAAGCGCGTATTGCGGATCGAGATCCAGATCGTCGAGCTCCGCCTCGAGCTCCTCCATGAAGGGCTCCATCAGCGACGCGCGATCGCTTTGCTGTCGGTGAAGGAAGTCAGCAGGCAGTTCCAGGCGCAGGACCTGCCGGTCCGCCTCCGTCATGCGCGCCTCGATCAGCGGGCCGGCGAGCCACGATCCCGAGCCCATGGACGGAATGCAGAACAATTCCTCGTCTGCACCCTCGCCGTAGAAATCGATGATCTCCTGGCGCCATTCGGCTTCTGCTTCCGGCGACCATTCCGTGCCGGTAACGAGGCAGATCCTTTGATAGAGCCCGTCCTGCAGCGCCTGGTCAAAGTCGATGTGGAGATGCTGGTATTTCGAGCGGCCGCCGAGGATGTCCTGGATGTACTGGTTGAAGACGTTCTCGGTCCCGTCATGGGTCGAACAGACGACGACCTGACCGCCCCACATCAGGAAAGCCAGGGCCGCCTTTAGCAGTTCCGCAAGGTTGTCGACGAAAGCCGCTTCATCGACGATCACACAGCCCTGCTTGCCGCGAAGGGAGCGCGGAGCAGAGCTCAGAGCAATGATTTCGAAGCCGGATGCAAACCGAATGCGAAAGGCCTGAATGGACTTGTCACCGTCCTCATCCGCGTCCGCAAACAGAAACTCACCCTGCTCGACAACAGCGGTGCTGAAGGCGCGCGCCCACATCGCGGCGGCATCGATGAACTCGCGTGTCATCTCCTGCGAATAGGAGATGTACATGACGTCCATCCCGCCCGCGGACCTCTGGCGGCCAGCGCGCAGCACCGCATATGCGGCCAGCCCCCAGGTTAGGCCTATCCGTCGGGATTTCTCGATGAACAGCACCCGCGTGGCGACGCTATCGAGGAGGCTGACGGCTTTTGCCTGGTAAGGCAGCAGCACCTTCGGAAGGCCAAGTTCCGCTTCGAGCAACGGCATGGCCTCGGTCGCTTCGCGGCGCAGTTTCTCCCACTGCGACCTGGTAATCGGCGCGCTCACTTCGAAACCCCGAGAATGGCCGCCTTGATGCTTTCGACCGTCGCCTCGGTCATGCCGGCGGAGTGAGCAGCCTGGCTGGCCGTCTCGGCGGCAGCCTCGCGCACTTCCCTGGCTATACGGCTCCGCTCGTCCTCGCGGAGCTTCTCGCGGATCCCGGCGGAGTGCATCAGATCCTTTAGCATGCGGCCGAGGGACATGAGATCCTTTGCGTCGAGATGGCCGTTTTCTTCGCTGACGGTTCGCATCAGCTGGACGGCGGCGGTCGCGATCATCTGCATCAGCACGCGGTGCATGTCGCTCTCGCGCTCGATGTCCATGTCCTCGAGCAGCGTCTCGGCCATGGCGAAGGCTTCGCGCTGGTTCTTCAGGAGCTTGGAGAAGCTGCCGACGGCGGACTTGCCGACCTGCAGCTCCAACCCTTCGTCCTGCAGCCGGGCGTTCAGAGCCTCGGTCACCTCGACAATATCGGCAAAGCCGCGTGCCGTGAGCTCCTCGGCCAGCCATTGCCGAAGCTCGACCGGTATCAGATCCAGTTTTCTGGGCGACGGCATGTCAAGCGCCCGGCCCACGCCGGTGCACGCCTGGATGCCTGGCAATGCCCCGTGCGACTTCGGCACCGCGCACCGTCGCGGTTACCACGACAAACCCGCTGTGGTCCTCGGTGTTGGCCAGCCCTTGCTCCTGGAGCCAGGCGCACTCGGCCACGACTTGGTCGCGGGTGAAGGCGATCCCGAGCGAGGGAAGCTGCGTTGCGAGCATCGACACGTTCGAGGTGTACTGCGGCGCGTCCTCGAGAAAGCGGAGGATCGCGAGCCGGGCATGTTCGCGGACGGTTTCGGCGTAGGCACTCACTTGCTACCTCCGAGGAGATGGTCTTCGTGTCTCGTCACGATCTGCTCCAGCCGCGTCATGATCTTCGCATTGCCCTCGATAATCGCCTCGATCTTCCCGATAGACCCAGTCATCTTGGCCAACTCGAGCTGAAGGGAATGGAGCTCCAGCTGGCCCGGAGCGTTCTTCTGCTTGTCTTCCAGCGACTGGATGCGCAGGTCGTGACGGTCCATCCGCTTCGATCCCTCGTCGAACCGGCGGTCGACGTCCTTCCGGCGGGTGGCGAAGAAGGCGAAGATGCCAACGCCCGTCGAGATCAGAAAGCTGAGGAGGCCGACGTATTGGTTGATCTCGCCAACGGTCATTTGCGCCACCCCGCCTTGCCCGGAGCCGGCATGAGCGAGCCGTCAATGCCGGCGGCCAGCATGCAGGTGATACCGTCGGAACCGGACACCGAGACCGACCAGGTGCCGGCGTCGCTAAGCCAGAGCTCAAGGCGCCCTGTCTGCTCACCCCGACCACTGAACCGCACTGCCTCGCCGAACTGGCCGGACAGCGTGGCAGCGATGTCGTCGTGGAGATCGCAACCTGTCGCCTGAGCGGCCGCTCCCTGCGCCTCGGGCGATCGGCCGAACACGATCCCGAGCGTGGCCGTTGACAGCAGCGGGAGCGCGACGAAGCCGGCGAAGATGGTGAAACCCCGCGCCATCAGCTGCCCCTCCCGGCCCATTTGCCGACCACGTCCTTGAGCGTGTGGCCGCCCATGTAGAGGCCCATGTAGATGCCCGTCAGCTTGAACAGGAGCACCGGGTCGCCCGGCGGAAGCGCCGCGCCCGACACAACCGTGACGACGTAGGCGCCGATGAAGTGCCAGAACCAGAGGAAGCCGATCAGGTACATCATCAGCGGCCGCCACTTCCACGTCCATGCTGGCCCGTCCCCTTCGGCCTGCAGCACCGCGAGCTGGTATTCCAGGCCCTTGGAATAGAGGTCGATCAGTTCAGGCACCTGCGGCTCGACCGCCTGGATTGCTTCGGCGGCTTCCTCCGGCCGATCGCGCGCGACCGTGTCCAGCTGATCCGGGCTGACGCCAAGCTCTTCTGCGACCTTGCGACCCACGACGGTCACAAGCTCAGCGTTGTCGGCGCCGATCTTCCGGGACAGGATCTTCTCGATCAGCGGGGCGCCGATCGACGCGGCAAGTGAGATCAGGGCGGCGGACATGTCAGAAGCTCCTCAGCCAGGCAGCCACCCGTGGTAGGGGGGTCTGCAGTTTCACAGCCAGCACGTCGCGATAGCGCCAGGCCAGGACGGCCAGCCAGATGATGACCAGTGCCAGGGCAACCCAGCCCGCCCAGGAGAGTGCGGGCTCCAGGGCGGGCTGGGGGTCGGCGGCGGGCGTTGCAATCGTGTCGGCCTGTGTCACAGCACCCCCACCAACACCTGCTGCGCCGGCGGCGCGGGTCTTGGCCCGCGCCGCCCGGCGACGTTCGAGAGTGGACAGCGTGGCGCGACCGAGGATCCCATCGACGGTCAGGTCATGCTCGCGCTGGAAGTTGCGGACGGCGATCTCCGCAACGCCTATCGGAGACGGACCAGGCTCGTAGCCGAGCGCCCGGAACGTCTCCCGGATCTTCCGGATCTCGGCCTCGTCCAGCTTCAGGGCGAACCGAGCGACGCCTGGGCCGCTGCGGGCCGGGACTGCGGTCGGGTAGACGGCATCCCGGATCATAGCCAGTTCACGCTGGCGACGGCGCTGCAGGCCGGGCAACACCTTGCCGCCGCCCTTAACCCAGAGGCCGATCTTGTCGGCGACGGCGCTCCAGTCCCTGGCACGCCAGGCTTGCACCCAGCTCGCCCGGCTGATGGCCCCGGTGTTGAAATGAAATGAGGTGCCGCCGTCGAATTCGTGCTGCCTGGCACCCGGCATCACCTTGGCAACGGCCGGCTCGTAATTGCGGCTTAAAGCCTGCTTTAAGAGCCGGGAGGCTTCCTTCCGGGTGATTGTCATACCCGGCTTCGGCACGATAACGCCGGAACTCGCCGTCAGCCCCGCCCCGATGGTCAAATGACCCGCCGGGCAGAGGTAGGCCTTCAGAACCACCCCTTCTTCAAGTTCGATCGCCGCAACGCCTGCGTCGCTGGTTTGCATGACCCGCCTCCATGCCGTTTCACGGACAGAGTGGCGGTGTGGCCAAAAGCAAAACACCCGCACGGGTGTGCGGGTGCGGGCTAGAGGAACCGAGGCTGTCGGGGATCGTCCGGCGGTCTGGCAGGAGGCGTCGGCCTATTCAGCCAGCTGCGAACCGTCTTGTCGGCAACATGCAGTCTGCGGGCGATTTCAGCCTTCGGCAAGCCTCTTGCATGCCACACGGCCGCGATCCACGGCTTGCCGGTTGGAATGCGCGACGGCAGGTGTGCCTGGCACAGGGCAGCCGCCTTGTCATAGCCGACCATCTGTTCGACGCGAGACTTTCCTTTCGGCGAGACAGCGAAATAGACCTCCGAGCCGCCAAAGCTCAACAGGAAGTCGATGGCGCCATCGGTGCCAAGGATCCGAACGAACGGACGCAGGTTTGCCGGGACCGGCACACTCATTCCGGCCGGTTCCTCCTTTGCCGTCCGGTGTGCCGATCGGGCCGGCTTGCCTCCTGCACCGTCACTATGCAGCCCCGGGCAACCTTTAGGCGGAGCCCGTCGACAAGGATGCCGCTCGCTCCTGGGTGGTCGTTCAAGATGACGACCTTGTGCCCAATCTGACGACGGATCCCTTCAACATCGACGCCCATCGCGTGCTCCAGGTATCGCAGCACAGCGTGATCGGTGACGGGAAAGCGAGGCTTCTTCACTTTCCCGTCTCCAGCTCGATCCCGGAGCGACGGCACCAAGACTTCAGCGCTTCGATCACATCGCGGATCTGGGCGGCGTCCTGCATCCGGTCGATGTCGATGGGTGTCGATCCCCAGGCATCGGCAAAGCGGCGGCGGATGAATGCGTTGAGCCCGGCCGCGCCGCGCATCTGCACCTCACCGTGATCCGCAAGAAGCCGCCACAGCACGTGAGCGAACCGCACGTCCGACCGGTCAGCCTTCGGCCTCCGGCCATCGTGACCCCCCGGCCGAAACCCCTTCTCCTTCAGCGCCGCGACCACGGCTCGCTGTTCTGCCTCGGTCATGTCGCCGAGGCTATCCTTGCCGGTGGTGACCAGCTGAAGATCGCGACGGGTATCGTTGTCGATGCCGAGCTCGCGGCAACCCGCAAAGATGAGCTTTTGCAACCGCCGGTCGGTCATGGCATCAACCTGACCAAACAGGCTGCGGTTGCCCGCGGAAGCAGGCAAAGCGCTCTAAATCGGGCATTTGCCCGGTTGTTGATTTCCGGAAGTCCGTCACTCATGGCGAACGCGTCGAGATCCTCTAACACGTCACACCCGTGGCCGAGGATTGCACTAATCCCGCAGAAGTTGCAAAGGCGCTTCTGAAGTTTACCGCCTTCGCGTTTCGAAGGTGGTACTTCGCATGGCGCAAGAGATTAGTGCGCACAGATCCCTCCTATGCCTTCGCCAGGTCGATGGTGATCGGCTGCCAGGCGCCGTCGTTAGTCTCGCGGCGGTAGCAGCGCACATAGGTCTTCGATCCGACGATGCGCATGGCGTCGCGGATCGCCTGCATGGCCCGCCGCCAGCGCTCGTCGTTGATGTCGAGCCGCAGCAGCATGAAGACCTCGGAGCGGTTGATCTGACCGACCTTGTCGGTGTTGAAGGCGCGGGTGACGATGGCGCGGATCTCCGGCCGGCTGTCAGCAGCCCATTCGTTGAGACATTCGTCGATCAGGCCCTTCGCGATCTGCAGCTCCGGCCCGAAGTCGATGTGGTCCGCGACCTGGACGGCCACCTTGAAGAGACCGTCGTAGCTCATCAGGGTCTTGTTGCCCTTCACGCCACCGATGGTCTCGTCGTACTCTTGGGCGAGCAGCGCCTCGAAGTCGCCAATGTCCTCGAAGGTGTGTTCCTTGAACCGCGCGACCTGTTCGCTCAGCGCCTGGGCGAAGCCGAGGATCTTCCGAACCGTCTCATCCTGCAGAACGTCCTGCGGCCGGATCAGCTCCACCGGCGTCAGGCTTCCCTTCGCATCGGTCATGAAGTCTGTTCCGTTCAACGTCTGGCGACCGCTGGGGATCGGGGCGGGTGTGAAGTCGGTCATTTCTGGTTGTCCTTTCTGCCGCCGAAGCGGCTGTAGATCGTGCGGCCGATGAACACCGCGAGCACGATTGCCGCGATGCCGCGACCGAACTGCAGGTCATTGCTCATTGCCGGTCTCCCTGATTGCGAATGCCTCCCGGAAGTAGGCTGCCAGGTCGGCCGGCTCGTGGCCGGGGCGTATTGGCGGAAAGCCGAGGAGAGTGAGGATGCAGGCCATCGCCTCGATCTCGTCGGCGGTGACCAGCGTCGCGCCCCGGCCGCCCTGGAACTCGATCTTTCCGAGCCCACGGGCAGCAAGGGTGAGGAGCTCAAGGCGTTCGAAGCGGCGGGGTGCCAGGGGATCAGTCACTGGCATCTCCATCGTCGAGGATTGCGTCAACCAGATCACATTCGACTGCTGTCAAAAGCAGAAGGCTGGCCAGTTCACGAATGCCCATGGAGCGGCGGTCGGCATGTGGCCCCAGCTGCTCACACTGGGCATCCGTTAGAACGACGCGCGGCCGACCAGAGTGGTTGCCGGTCGTGCTGAACAACGGGATCGCTTCACCGCGCGCTCGAGCATAAGAGAGATAGCTGTAGATTGTGGTCCTAGATGTCCCGGTAATAGCTTCGATCTTTGCCGGCGGATGACCGAGCTTGGCCAGCCTTACGGCGTCCCGGTAGGCCGCGCTGCTGGCGGTCTGACGGTCGAGCGGCACTGTCACTTCTCGTCCTCCTTCGGGTTCAGTGGGCACCGCGTGCATGCGCGGTACATCCGCACCCGCAGGCTGTTGGTGCCGAGGAAGTCCTTCGCTTTTTCGCGCCACGCCTGGCAGTCCGCGAGAGGCAGCTCGCCGAGGGCCGGGCAGTCGACGACGGCGCCCATCAGGCGCGCCTGGACCAGCTGCTCGAGGTTAGAAAGGTCGCCCGGATATTTCCGGCGCAGTGTCTGGCTGATCACGGTCGCCGACATGCCGAGCCTTTTCGCAACCTTGTTCTGGGAACTGGCTGCACAGGCATCGGCCAGAGCGAGGATCCAGTCCGGAGGCTCATCGCCCCAGGCTTCGAGTGCTATGGCCTTCTGCGGGCTCATCCGGGCATCCCCGCGATGTAGGTCAAACGGCTGACATTCGGGTCGAAGATCGCGGTCACCCGCTTCTCGGCGGGCGGTTTCGGGCCGGTGTCCCGGATCAGGCGATACATGGCTTCGCGCTTGCCCCGGACCTCTTTCGCCGCGATCCGCAGATAGCCGCCGCGCGCCAGCAGCCGGCAATAGTCGCCCGCCTCCTGCTCGGAGACCTGGACCGTGTCGGTGGTGGCATGCGCAGCGACGTCGACCCGCGAGAAGAGGCCCATTTTCCGCATGACCAGCCACATGTTACCGGCCGGCGTTGCCTCGTGTTCGGCGATGGGCTGTTTCGGCTGCTGTTTGGCGAGGCGCCGCGCGAGCGGCGTCATACTGAAGACCTTGCGACGGCGCTCGCCCGTGCGGACCACTATCGCCAGCCCGTCCTTCTCCCACGACCGCGCCAGTTCCTGCGCCATCTGCAGGGAAATCCTGGCGCCGTCGCGGAGGCTGTAGAACGTGAACTCGTCCAGCCCGAGCGCATGCCTCATGGCGCGTTCGCGGCGCGCCTCGCCGCTTTCCTGCGCGAAGTTCATGCGACCGATTTCCGCGCAGTCGGAGCCTCGCCGGTGAAGAGATCGCCCTGCCATAAGGCCAGCGTCATCTTTGTGATGCCACGGGTCCGGGCGAACTCGGCGACGCGGTCGAGGTTGACGCATATCCGCCGGATCGACCCGTGGGAAGCGCGCAGGATTGCGCTCTGCAAGTCAGCGTCGATCTCGATGCCCCTGGCATAGATCGGCGCGAGATGCTTCACGTCCGAGAGGTCGCCCGGCTGGGCTGCGACCCAGTCCAACATCCGGCCGTGGACCCGCTCCCATTCCTTGAGCTTCTGAGGCAGCCCCTCTTCGCCGATCAGGATGATCGGCGCGCCGGAGCTCTCGTGGATGTCCCTGATCACCTCGATGCACTTGCGCCTGATGAGGTGGTCCGCCTCGTCGATCAGCAACGGCTGATCCGTGATGGCCAGCGCCTCGGCAATGTTCTTGACCAGATGCCCGGTCGTATCGCCTCGCCGGAGCTGTACGCCCGCCTCCAGCGCGATAGCCTCGCAAAGCAACTTCGGCGTCCAGACCGATTGCACCTGCACCAGGACCGCCCGATATTTGTTGGTGGTCCAGATCCCGGCCGTGGATTTCCCGAAACCCGATGGACCGTAGTAACAAGCCATGCCTGGCAAGCCCAAACTGCGGTTCTTGACCCGGTCCACCAGTCCGGCCAGTGCCGCCACGTTTCGTAGCGGTGCCACACTGTTATAGACCATCTGCTCTTCCGCCATTCTTCGCCCTCCTTTTTCATGACGCCCCCCGTCTGGCCCCCATTTCGGCCTGCGGGAGGTTTTGCTCAGTTCGCGAACATCGCCTCCCCGTAGTCGTCGTAGAGGAGGCGCATCTGGCGGTACTCGGGCTGCGTCCGATAAACGGCGAGCCACTCTGCCTCCGCCTTCCCCAGCGGCTGGTTCGCTTCAGCCAGCTGTTCCAGTTGCAAAGCCCGCTTGAAGCGGTCGTACTCGTCCTCGGCCGAGCTGTTCTGACGAGCCGGCGAGGTGAATTGCGCGATGAAGGTCTCGTGCTGTTGTTCCGCAGCCGGATCCGCCCGGCGCTCGAAGTCCGGACGCTCCACCAATGGCCGATTGGCCCCGAATGCGGGCCGCACGACCTTGGCGTCGGGCGGCGCCGTCTCGGGGGTCGGCAGCGCGTCCAGGGCGGCAGCAACTTCCGCCGCCGTGTCGGGCCGGTGCAGATCCAGTAGCCGCCGGTGTGCGCGCTTGAACGCCGCCTTCTGGCGTGCTTCTTCCTGCGCTGCGGCTGCATCGGTAAAACCGGTCTTCTGCTGGCAGGCGGCGTAGCCCAGATACGACCCATCGAGCGCGTACACGTAGATGCCCGCGTGCAGATCCTCCGGGTCGAACCGTGCGATGACCTTGCGGCCCGCCTCCTCGGCCATCCAGTCGGACCAGTAGACGTTCTGGTGCAACGTCAGGCGCCCGTGGGTGCGATGCAGCGTCTTCGTTTCCTGACCCATCAGCCAGAGCCGACGCTGCTCCTCGGTGACCTTGCGGATCGGAGCGGATGCGTAGCTCTCCGCAAAGGTCTGGTCGAAACTCCGGCCCTGAGCGGTCTCCGAGCGGCGACCGGTGCGGGCGTTGTGCTCAACGACGCCCAACTCCATGACACGCAGGAACTCGGTGATCGGCACTGCCGTGCTGGCGTAGTTTTCCGGCTTCGCGTCCGGCCGGTTGCCCGTCCATGCGCCGGAGAACCGCGGATCCTTGAAAATCGTATCGCACCAGTCGCGGAACGCCCGTTCGATGGGCTTGGACCGGCCGGAATAGGGCCGCGCCCAATTCACCTCGATCCCCAGCTGGGGCAGTACGCCCAACGGATCGTCTTCCCGGACCTTGAAGCGGAAGCGCGTCGGCGTGCCGCCGGTCATCCACTTGTTGGCAAACTCGCGGCCGTTGTCGAATAGGCAGCGGCGCGGAATTCCGAACTCCTCGACCATGTCCCCGAAGGCCGCCATGACGGCGACCTTGTTCGGCGTGTGGTCGACGCGCCAGCTGAGGATCTTGCCGGAGTAGATGTCCTGGAATGCGACGATCTGCGGTCGGGCGACGGTGCCATCCTCCCAACGAACGAACAGGTCGCCACGGTGGCAGTCGGCATTGACCGCCTCCAGTGCCGCCAGCGTGCTGCGATCCCGCACCTGTGGCGGGAAGCACTCCTCAAGTCCGGACACGCCCTGGCGGGCAAACACCTGGACAACACGCGGGACGGTCTGGTCGAGATGCCGTCGGGCGGTTCGTTCAGGTATCACGGGCCAGCCGCGCTCTCGGGCGACGGTGCAGGCGCGCCGGTAGCAGGCGCTGAACGTGGGGCGCTCCAACCGAAGGTAATCTGCCTTCAGGAGATCCCAGAAACGGGGATCGGCGCGCACCTCGGTCGGTTCGACCTTGGCTGTAGGCCGATGTCTGGGTGCGAGGGCGGCGAGGCGATCGTCGGAACGGACACCTTCAACAGCCTGCAGCCATGCCCAGAGCGTCCGCCCGGTCTTGCCAATGACACGCGCGACCTCGCCGACGGCCACCGCACGACCGGTTCCGGTAGCTTCGAGGGCCTCGACCATGTGAATGGCACCCAACCGCGCTCGCGCCGTTGCCTTTGCCTTCTCCGGCAGCCCGTCGAAATAGGCCCATTGTTCGCCGCGCTCGGCCTGCTCGGCTGCGGCGCCAGCTGACGTGGCCAGCAGCTTCCGTTTGGCGGAGCGTGGAAAGAGCTGCCAATGATACTCCCAGCCGCCCCCACGGCCCTGCCGACGTCGGGCGGCGGTCACCTGCGAGCGCCAGCCCTCGGTCTTCACGATCTTCTCGACGCCCTGCCGGCTACCCGGCATGTCCGGCAACCCGGCATCGGCAATCTCGGCTGCAGTCCACCAGACCTTGTCGGGGGAAACGGTCACTCGGGCACCTCGGCGAGGACGTCCTCGAGTTCGGCGCGGCAGTCCCTGACGAAACGCTGGCGTGCCGTCGCACTGGCACGGGTCCACGCGTCCAGAAGCCGGTCATGTGCCTTGTCAACGGCCGTCTTAACGGGCGGTTCAATGCCCAACTGTCCGGTCTTGAAACGGCGGCGCGCGGCAGCGGCATTCCTGTCCCGACCCGCTGTGATGGCGTCGATCACAAAGCGGTGCTCTGCCTCGTCGCCGATCTTGGCGATCTGGTACAGGTCGTTCATGGCGACCCGTCCGGGCGCGGCACGCAGGTTCAACACATCGTCGGCGCGCAACGCCTCGCCGGCGGCAATCACTCGCCGGATCTGTCGAGGCGTGACGCCAATTATCTCCGCCACGAAGTTACAAAAGGACATTTCTGTCCGTTTGTGCATCCTCGCCTGGGTCGATGCGGCACCGGCGCGGGTCTCTGGATGTAGCCTTTCGTAGGCCGATTTGCGTCCAGCGAGGCTTACCGCCAGATCGATTGGCGACATGTGCGTGAAAGTGACGTTGGCGTCCGCTTCCATCAGCCTCGCCTCTTCCAGCGTGCACTGCCATACCCTCGCGGTGACGGTTGGAAGTTCGAGGATGCGCGCGACCTCAAGCCGGTGCCGACCGTCGATCAACTCGTAGCCGTTGCGCATCTCCCTGACGTGGATCGGGTCGCGGATTTCTCCTGTCTCGGCCACCGACTGTCGGATTACGGCCACGGCCTGATCGTTCAGCGGGGTCACCCGGTCCTTGCGAACCTTGACGTCAATCGGGGGGAGCTCGATAAGCTTCGCGTCACGCATCCTGGGGCGCTCTCTTCATCTGGTAGAACCAGCGCCAATCGTCGCCGACGCGTTCCCTGAAACAGTTGATCTCCGCGCCATGCGCGCGCAGCTCGGCTACGCAAGCGTTCACGGCGCAGACGGACGCCTTCCGAACGATCGCCCTTGTCGTGTGGCGCCGACCGTCCTTCAGGACCGCCAGCACCCTCTGAAGGCGCGGTGAGGTGAGAGGCGCGGCGTGCATCTGTCAGGCTTTGATCCAGGCTGCACCGAGGCGCGCCGGGTAGAGGTGGCGGGCACGATGCGGCCTAGCGTCCCCGGCGCGATGGAGCACGCCAATCTGGAAGGCGATCCACCGCGCCAACAACCTCGACAGGAAGCTGCTCTCGCGTGGATCGGCGAAACTGAGCAGTAGGGCGCAGGCCAAGTTCAAGCGTTGGGAAGGCTCAATCGCCAGGATTTGGCGCTCGAATTGGTCTAGTGTCATCGAGAGGCGTCCTGCGTATCGGGAAGCGCGGGGCGCTCGACGAAATCTGGCCAATCCGCTTCTACGGGCCAGTTTTCCGAGAACCAGATGATGATCTGGAGTACGCGCGCGGTCGTTATCGTGTGACCACGCCGAAGGCGGTCCAGCGTATCACCGCTGCCTGTCGACCACCGGACCACAGTTCGCTCGCTCCGCCCCGTCGCCTTTGCCAGGCGACGCGTCAAACTCTCAAGGGGCTTGAGGGCAGGGTCTTGGGTTGATTTCGGCATGCGCATCCCGTTGGTGTGCTGTATTTTGCACACTGTGTAATATACAGCACATCTAGTCAAGCATGCAGATTCATGATTTGTGCGATCCGTGACACGATTCGATATCGACGCATTGAGAGCACTGATTTCCGACGGGGTAAGAACCCACGGATTACGCGGATATGCCCGAAATCTAGGCGTCGGCATTGGTGCGATCAGGAGTGTGTTAGACGGGCGCGATCCTCAGTTGTCGAAGTTGCAAGAGCTGATTAGTGCGACAGGCCATGAGCTGAGTTGGGGCGCCGCAGATACCAGCGAAAGATCAACGCAAGGGTTCATTGCCGATCTGGTGGACCAGATGAACTCACCTACGTCTGTACCTGAAGTCACATCGAGTTTGATGGATGGCTATCTGCCGGTCCCCTGGCATCAGCAAAATACGAAGGCGGGCAAGCCGCCGTTAGCATTTAGCATCGACTGGCTCATCAGTCTGGGTATCGATCCCCGGGGTCTTCGGCTTGCAGGTCTCTGCGAGGACCTTGGGGAAGAGGAGAACCGGACCGTGGCACTTGTCGATTCCGCCGCAAATAAACTCGGAGGGCCGGCGCGTTGGTGCTGGGTGGAAGATGAAAAAATTGTAGCGGGGACATTGTTCTGGGACGAAGGCGGCCCACTCGTCGTGATGCCTGACCGTCCCGGTGACCAGCCACGCGTTTTACTTAGGGCAAGCCGCGAGCAGTTGAACATCCTCGGGCGAGTTGTTTGGATTGGAACGCTCGAGCCCAGTTAGTCGAGTCGGCGCTCGGCTACCAGAACCTCATCGCTTTCGAGCGAATGACCCGAGAAATGGGCGGTCGCCAAAGCTGACTAACGGCCCTAACCTGCCGTTGCCAACGTAAGTAAGCGCTGCGATGCAGCGTCACAAGAGCGGTCATTGGAGCCAGACGCCCAGCCGCCAAGCCTCTAGCTTTTGAGTTTTCGCTGCTCCGCATCAACGTCCTGGTCCTCTGCGTCTCTTTTCCAGCTTTCAGCTAGTGCGCCCAGCAAAGCCGAAGTCCTAGGCCACAACGATGCCTTAGATTGCCAAAATTCATATTTTGCGGAAAGTTCTCTTTCTTGATCGCCACCGTCGTAGACTCCCCGAGTTGTCACACCTCGCATGTTCCGACGTTCGGTATAAATGCCACGCTGAAGATCGTCAGAGCCTATACGTTCGATTTCGTCGCGTACAACACGATGCGGCCACCCACCGTCCTCATCCACGGGTGCATGGGCGAAGAGATGCCCAACATAAATGTCGGTAATAACTGAATGGCCCGACTCTTCTCCCAGTCTTCGAGCTGCATCAACCCATAGGGACAGTTTTTCTGCATCAACGTCTTGTTCCGTGTGTCCCGGCAATTTCCTAAAACCCGACAAGACAGAATAGGCTAGTCTTCCGGAAGATTTGCCATCAGTTGTCGATTGAGCATTTTCTGTCTCCTTCGACGACTTAAACACAAGTTGAATGGCTTGGTTGAACAACTCTGGATCCGTGGCCATTGTATCAAACAACACCAATTTTCTCTTCTTCTTGTCTAAGATTGGGAAGAAAGCCAATTCTTGCCCAACTATCGCTTGTGCCTCTATATCTTCGCGGAGATCCAGTTCGGCAAAAACCTTTTCTAGGTAATAAGATACCATCGTGTCAGCGCTAGTTTTGTCGTCTCGCAGTTCGGCATTGAGAACCTCCAAGGCCCTCAAAATTAAGCGAGTCGGAACATCTCCCAAGTTCTTGTTGGTAGCTTCCAGAAATGCAGACCCACGGCGAGCGTTCAATAAGTTCAGTAAGCCTCTAAAAAATGATCGGCCGTCTCCTCGCCCTCGCAAGCTATAACCATTGCAAAAGGACCAATAACCCTCGAAGACTGCCGTTCCTAGTCGCTTAGCGAGAAACCAAGTTCTGGTCGTCATCGGCCAAGATAGCAAGAGCTTGGCGGCTGTAAGGTCGTCAAGTTCTAGACGCTCATTGAATGACTCAAACCAAGTTTCTGATTTCGCAGCCCCGCCGACAGAACGCAGTAGGCCAGAGATGCCAACCGAAAACTGCATAGCATTTGGGTTTTCAACAGACTTCTCTAGAACCTTGGCCAAAAGCGAGAAGTCAAGTTTAGATTGCTCGATGGCTTCTACCACATGGTAGGGTTGCTTTGCTGTGTGTCCCAGCTCAACCAAAGCGTCCACCCCAGACTTATCCAGTAATCCTTTGACTGCCTCGGTCCGGACATCTTCGATGCTCTTGTCATCTTCAGTTGGAAAGTCCCAAGAATCGAACATCCAAATTATGCTGGAAACAGGGCTTTCCGGTTCGAAATCTTTAATCAGTGCATCGAAGGGAGCCAACTTTTCTTCACTCAACGTCCAAGGTGCATCTGGGAAGCGTCTATGATCGTTGATGCGATCTCTCAAGGCCGCCCATACCGGGAACCGGTCAGCTTCAGAAAGAGTCTCAAACGTCGATCTTAGGCGGGCGACAGCATGGGTCATTTCTTTCTCGGGAAACGCCGTGATATCATGCATTATTTCGATCCAACGGGATGGTTCGTTTCCTGCCAGCTCGATGACCAACTCAATGACTTTTAAGACAGCATCCAGATACTCTTTCTGTGTAAGTCTATCCCGCCCATTTTCTCCGGCGTCCCGCAGCTGTGGGCGCTGAGTTCCGCTTGAACTAGTTATTCGATCTGGGAGTAAGTCAATGAGCAATGACCAAGCAACATCAGGCGTCTTCTTTGCCAGATAGGTCAACATTGAATTTCTCTGTTCGACTGTCGCACATGTGTTGGGAAACCAAGGAAGAAAAATCTCCTTTAAGCTGTTGATTGGTCGATTTACTAGACCACCGCCAGGGTCGATTTCGACAAGCCGCGCAAGAATGAGAATTGACCGCGCAAACGTTTCTTGTCCCCACACCAAGGCCTCCAAGGCCCAGAGTAGTCCAGTATGATATGCCGTTGGCGAAAACACTCCTTCGTCCTCAGTTAGTAAGGCGCGAAGCGAGTCAGCGTCGCCCTCCAGCAATTGCTCGAGGGCTTGGAGAAAAGGGCCTGGGGATGCCTCCGCTAGCAACGGCAGTTCATCTCTCATGCAGGCGAGAAGCTCGAAGTTGCCTTTGAGGCCTGGCAACCGAGAAACAATTCCATCAACGAAGGCCTTGCCACTGTCGACACCAATCTCAACGCCAGCCTGCTTGCCTAGAACTGAAATCATGAGGAGAGTGTTGGATAATCCCTCTCGAAGCCAATCGCTGTGTGGCGACTGGTACTTCGCGGTGTTCCCAAAAATAGGATCCTCTTCTTGCGATTTTTGCTTTACGGAAGAGAAGGCCGAAACAAGCGATGCTTCGAGCAGTTCAAATGACTTCGGTGCCATTTTCCCAGCGGTGTGAATGAAGGCGTCGATAGGAGCATTTACCGTCCAAATGCCTCCTGTCAAAACAAACGGAGGATCATCTTCTCGCGACAGAGCTCGTAGGCGTTCAGTTAGCTTATCGTAATCAGCATTTCCCGTGAGCTTGCGAATTATTTCAATGTCAGCATCATTGCTCCCGTCCCACGCTCCTGCCAATATTGCCGGGAAAATTTCTGGATCAGAAAACCAATCGGGTTCATTGTAACTCCCGCTAGGTCTCACTCTCTGTAGGGCAGAAAGGCTTCGCCCACAGCCTCGAGCAAGTGTCCTGGCTTCTGGTTCAGACATACCAAGCTCTTCCAGAGCTTTCCCCAGATCATAGCCCGTCGGGCGATTCAATGTTTCAGATTGGCCACTCTTTTGGCGCCGGCCTAAAGGGACCAGCGTGGGAGCAACACTATAAAACTGACCAGGTGATTTTGTGGTCTCACCATTCAGCAGAAAAATAAGGTTATCTTTGGCAATGAGGTCTCTACCAGCTGCAAAAGTTTCAACCACGATCGCTCGAGATTCCAAGAAAAGTCTCACTTCGGGCTTCGCCGCCCTAATAGCTGCTATGGCGAATGCCACAACTTCATCAACAGAATCCGCAGATAACTTAATCGGCCCAGGTCTACCCATCAACTTCTCTACTAGACTTTCAGCATTCGCTTTGCGACCAGCCAGCAATACGCTTTCAACAAGCTTTGGGTCGTATCTACCAACAAAATCCTCCCAAAACTCATCAATGCATCGAACGCCAACCTTCGGCGCAAGTTGCATCGTATTCCGGGCGTGCCAAGCAGCAACCGCAGGACAACTCTCAAACCAAGTTTGAAGCTTGCTTCCGTCTATGTAGATTACATCCAACCAGTCGTGGGCTGCCTTTTGTGCATCCACGAAGTCTTCAAGCTTGTTGTCTTTTTTGCTGCTGTCCCAGGTCCATGGAGAAACAAAGACATAAGTGGTTTCACGCTGGACCTCTGGGGGCACTTCGCAAGATCGTTTTTCAAAATCACCACTTGCTTTTGTTTTGTAGTCTTGGTTTGTGCCGAATTCCCATATCGATTTTCCTTTAGGAACGATGCCCTTACCCGTCTGGCAAACCAATACTCCGTCAAATCCTCGGACCTGCCCTTTGTCCCCACTTGGAAAGCGTATGTCCGAAATATCGTTTACAGAAGCACGTATCAGATCTGAAACCACTCCTGGAAGGTCAACCTCAGAATTTTTGGTTCGAGCCCAACGTTCAAGCTCAAGTGCTGAAATCCATCTCATCTTAGCTCCCGCCAACGCTACCGAATACTGTTCGCGTGGCTTATACGCTCGATCACACTCGACGCGAACGCCAAAGTGTGCGGTTGAGAATTTTTGGAGACCTAAACTCTAGAGCGTGAAGTACGGCAGCGCCAGACATGTGAATTCTATGTCGTACTTGACGCCCAGCAATGTCTGCTTCGAAGCTCCGCGAAGATTCATGCTGCGAAGCGGCGAATTCACACTTTCCGCCCATTAAAGCTACGTCCGGATACGGCCCTTAGCAGACTTCACCCTACGCGCGGCGAAGGTCTGCTATCGTGGTCCACAAGGACAATGATGCACGCAAAATCGCCAAACGCCGTTTGGTGAATGCGGTTTTCAAGGCACCAGCTCAAACGATTGGTCGCAGAACTTTCTCTGCTTTCGCCACTGTCTCAACCTTCCGGCTGGGGGCGTTGCCCACCCTATACTTACTGAGCAACCGCCTGATACGTCGGGATCATGTCCAGACCTCGGATGCCACGCGATAGAGGTTACCGCCCAGGAACTTGCCGCAATCCGCGTCGGACCAGCCGTTCTCGAGTAGCTTGTCGACCAGCGCGGCAACGATCTGGTAGGGCGCTGGCGTTGGCACGCCCTTGGCCGACATCGCCCGCAGAACGCCGCCATCGGGGAACAGCAGGTCGCCCAGTGGGCTCATGCCCGAAACGGCCGTCTGCGTGATGTCCGGGATCCAGTCAGAGCCGAAGCCGACATGGTCGACACCGACCAGGCTGACGATGTGGTCGATGTGCTCGAACAGGATGTCGGTCGTCACGATATCCGGGTTCGAGGGATCGACGAAGCCGCCGACCATGTTGATCGAGCAGACCCCGCCGCTGTCGCCGATCGCCTTGAACAG